GGTAATTCTGACCGCGTTTTCTCGCTAGTGAATGGGGGTTGTGAATGGTGAATGGTGAAGCTCAGGCAGTGAACGAGATGTCTCAGGCCGCCCTGGGCCGTGCTCTCGACCTGTCGCCGCCGGCCATCACCAAGCTGAAGAAGCAGGGCATGCCGGTGCACAGCGTCGAGGCCGCGCAGCAGTGGCGCCGCGCCCGCCAGAACGTGGCCCAGCGCAAGCCCGAGCCGCCGGCCCTGCAGATCCGCGTGCCCGCGCCGCCGGCCGTCGACAGCTTGCCCAGCCCGCCTCCGCAGTTCCTGAACGACGAGAGCCACGACGCCGCGCGCACGAGGCGCGAGATCGCCGAGGCCAACCTGGCCGAATTGAAGCTGGCAGAGCAGCGCGGCGAGCTGGTGCGTGCTGCCGCGGTGCGTGCAGCGCTCAGCAAGCGCGCGGCAGCGCTGCGTGAGAGCTTCCTGCAGCTGCCGGCCCGCGTCGTGCCGCTGCTGGCCGCCGATCCGGTGCCGTCGAGCATGGACCGTATCCTGCGCGCCGAGATCGTCGCCGCGCTGGCCCAGCTGACCGAGGCCGACTGATGGGCGCGCGCGATCTCCTGGGCGGTGATGTGCTCGACGCCGAGGTGCTGGTCGACAGCATCTTCAACGAGTTCATGGCGCCGCCGCCGCTGATCACCGTCACCGAGTGGGCCGAGCGCTACCGCATCCTGAGCAGCAAGGACTCCAGCGAGCCCGGCCCGTACCGCTGCGCCCGCACGCCCTACGCCCGCGAGCCCATGGACGCCCTCAGCCAGAACAGCCTGGTGGAGGCCGTCATCCTGCAGTGGGGCGCGCAGACCAGCAAGACCACCATCGGCAGCAACTGGCTCGGCTACCTGGTCGACACCAACCCCGGCCCGATCATGATCGTGCAGCCGACCATCGACATGGCCAAGCGCTACAGCCGCCAGCGCCTGGCGCCGATGATCGAGGAGTCGCCGCGCCTGCGCCGCAAGGTGCGGGAGAACCGCAGCCGCGACGAGGCCAACACCACGCTGCTCAAGGAGTTCGCCGGTGGCTTCATGGCCGTGGCCGGTGCCAACAGCGCCGCCGGCCTGCGCTCGATGCCGGTGCGCGACCTGTTCCTGGACGAGATCGACGGCTACCCGGTCGACGTCGACGGCGAGGGCGACCCGATCAAGCTGGCCGAGGCCCGGCAGACCACGTTCGCCCGCCGCAAGACGCTGAAGACCAGCACGCCCACCACCAAGGACTTCAGCCGGGTGGAGGCCGCGTTCCTGGAGAGCGACCGCTGCCGCTACCAGGTGCCGTGCCCGCACTGCGACCAGCTGCAGGCGCTGGAGTGGGGCGCTGACACCGAGCACGGCATCAAGTGGGCGCGCGATGCCGATGGACGGGCGCTGATCGACTCGGTGCGCTACGTCTGCCGGCATTGCGGCGGCGAGATCCGCGAGCACCACAAGCCCGCGATGTTGGCCGGCGGCCTGTGGGTGCCCGAGAACCCGGGCGCCGCCGGTGGCCGCGTGCGGGGCTTCCACCTGTCGAGCCTGTACTCGCCGCTGGGCTGGCTCAGCTGGGCCACGCTGGTGACCGAGTGGGAGCGCGCCATGCAGGCCGCCCGCACCGGCGACCCAAGCCTGCTGCGCGTGTTCGTCAACACCCGGCTGGCCGAGACGTTCGAGGAGCAGGGCGACCGCGCCGACCAGCACGCCCTGCGCCGCCGCGCCACCGACATCCCGCTGCGCCAGGTGCATTGGGGCCTGTTCGTCTGCACCAGCGGCGTGGACGTCCAGGGCGACCGCCTCGAGGCGTACGTGTGGGCCTGGGGCCGTGGCATGGAGCGCCAGCTGGTGGACCGCGCCGTGTTCTACGGCGACCCGGCGCTGCCCGAGAGCGAACCCGGCAGCCCGTGGGCCGCGCTGACCGAATACCGGCGCACGCCCATCCTGCACGCCAGCGGCCGGCCAGTGCCGCTGCTGGCCACGATGATCGACACCGGCGGCCACCACACCCAGGCGGTCTACGCCTACGCGCGGGCGCACCAGCACGCGGGCGTGCACGCGGTCAAGGGCATGAGCCAAGCCGGCAAGAGCGTGATCGGCAAGCCGACCGACCAGGATCTCGACTGGCGCGGTCAGAAGCAGCGCCGCGGCGTCAAGTTGTGGCCTATCGGCACCGACACCGCCAAGAGCGAAATCTACGGCCGGCTGCGCATCGGTGAGCCCGGCCCGGGCTACGTGCACCTCAGCAAGCACCTGCCGCCCGAGGTGTTCGACCAGCTCACGGCTGAGCGCCTGGTCACGCGCTACGTCAAGGGCCACGCGCGCCTGGAGTGGATCAAGCCCGCCGGCCGGCGCAACGAGGCGCTGGACTGCGCGGTGTACGCGCTGGCCGGCGCGCACATGAAGCAGATCGACCGCTGGCGCGAGGGCGACTGGGCCAAGTGGGAGCGGCGCGTGCAGGCGTCTGACCTGTTCGACCGGCCTCTAGCTGCTGAGCCGGCGCCGAGCGTGGCGGCAGAGATCCCGGCGCCGGTGATCCAGACACCCGCGGCCCCGGCGCCAGAACCCGCACCAGCTCGGTCACCCACCCAACCCACCTACATGCAGCAGATCAACCGCCTACGCCAGGGACGCCGCTGATGGACGCGCTTACACTGATCCTGCGCACCGTGCGCCAGCAGATCGAGGCCACCGGCGTGCCGCCCGACAGCCTGCAGGCCGCGCTGAGCGAGGCCGAGCGCCTGTCGCGCAGCAGCCTGGGCGGCGCCATGCACCACATCAGCCGCGCGCCGAGCGTGGCGGCCAAGGCGCGCATCATCGACCTGGCGCAGCAGGGCCTGACCGCCACCCAGGTGAGCGAGCGCCTGGGCGTCACGCCGCAGTGGGTGCGGCGGGTGTACCGGCAGCTGCGCGGGTAAGGTTGGAAAAAGCCGGCCGGCGTCTGTCCGGCCCTTTACATTGAGGCGCTGTGCAGCCTCTAACCGGAGCAAAAGATGCAAAGCAAAGAACTGATAGTGCGGCTGGCAATCGCAGCCGAAAACGCCGAAGACGCAGAGTTGAACGACTTGGCAGAGCTTCTGAATGAGGCAGAAGGCGAGCTTGAGTTTGCGATGGACATCATTGAGACAGTGAACACGCCCGAGGCCAACAGGTTCATGGCTCGCCACACCGTAGACATGCACGCCGAGATGCTGCAAAACCTGCGGAAGATGATGGCGGAGGATGTGCTGAAGGCCGCCACGTTCATGGCAGGTCGAGATCGCGCCAAGGCTGGCGACGTCTTGGATGCGCTAGGGTTGAATCGGACGCGCTCGGCGTATCAGCATGCCGACCTGGTTATGGGCAAGGGCAAGTATGCCCGCCGAAACGGCGAGTACAGGCGGACTGTGTAGCTGACCGGCGAAACAACCCGCGCCCCTGAGTTTCGCGCGCGCGAGCATCGTGCGCAGGGTGAGCGACACCATCCCCACCCAACACACTGCCGGCGACACGTTCGAGGCCACGCTCAGCGGCGTGGACTATCCGCCCGGCAGCGGGTGGACCGCGCAGCTGGTGCTGATCGGCCCGGCCCGGCATACCGTCAGCGCCACCACCAGCGGGGCGGACTTCGCTGTGACGGTGGCCGCGACGACCACGGCCACCTGGCCGGCTGGCGACTACACGGTGCGGCCGGTCTTCACCAACGGCGCCGAACGCGCCACCGGGGCGGCCACCGCCCTGCGCGTGCTGCCCGATCCCACCGCCAGCAGCACCGACGCCCTGGCTCTCAAGAGCACCGCGCAGCGCGTGCTCGATGACTTGATGGTCGCCTACCAGGCCCACCTGACCAGCGGCCAGGTGCACGTCGCCGAGTACACGATCAACGGCCGCGCCATGAAGTTCCGGGGCATCACCGAACTGCTGGCCGCCATCAATGCCGCCCGGCGCGACGTGGAGGCCGAGAAGGCCGCCGCCCGCGTGGCCGCCGGGCTGTCGCCGCGTGTGCGGTATGTCACTCGGATGTGACGGAAAAGGAACCGAATCATGCAGATCAAAATGCTGGCCGACCGTTTCGGCGCGGGCGGTGTGCTTTACGCAAAAGACATCACTTACACGGTGGCCGACAGCCAGGCGCTGCAGTGGATCGGCGACAACGCTGCTGTGGATGTAGGCAATACGCGGGCCGCAGCCACCGACACGGTGCGGCATGACGCCAGCAAGCAGGAGCAGATCGCCGGCATCGCCTTGGTGTCAAGGGCTCGGAATACCGTTGAGGTGTGGAGTTCTGGCGCCGGCCCGTATGTCGCAGGCCCTGTTGATCGGACTTGGCAACTAATCTGGGCCGCCAAGGCGGCCAGCTACGCCTTCCGCATCAGCTACAAGAACCCGTTCACATCGGCTTTCACGTTCGACAAGACAACGATCACGCCCAGCACTACGTTTGTGACTGGCGGCGACCCGACCGGCGGCGCAACTCCGGTCAACGTGCTTTTTGGCGGCTCTGCCGCGTGCGTCATGCCTGCTGCAGCCAGCGTAGCTGAGGAAACCATTACGCCATCAGACTGGACCTTGGTTGCCCCGGTTGCGTGGACAGGCGGCGGATCGCGCTCACTGTTTCACATTCGCACCTACGCGGCGCTGGCCAACTACCCGTACATCAGCAGCGCCAACCTGGCCGGCTACACGGACAACATGGCGGGCGGGCTGGTGCGGCAGTGGGGATTCCACAACGCAATCGGCGACAAGATCGCCACTCCTGCCGGGTATGTGGGCTCGGGCTCCAATCAGGTCGCGCTGCCGATGATCATCGAAGCCCGGCAGATCGCCAGGAATGTGCGAATCCTCGCTATCGGCGACAGCACCTACAACTGCAGCACCTACACCGCAGGCGGTGGGTTCGCGGCGTGGATTGATGCCGCATGCAACCTGCTCAACAACCAGGGCGGCGCAACCTTCTATAGCAGCGTCAACGCGGGCTGGGCGTCCCAAAGCATCGCTGCAATCACGCAGCGTTTGCCGTCCTTGCTGGCCGCGCACCAGTATGACTTCGTGTTCATCCAGACGTTCAGCCCGAACAATGCTCCAAGCACGCAGGCTGGGCTCGATGCGGATACGGGCCGCGTGCTGGAAATGATCTCGCGCGTGTGGGCATCTGGCGCCATCCCGATTCTCACGCTGGGTATCCCGGCCGTCGGCCTGAACTCGACGGCAGACGGCCTGCGAAATACCAGCAACGCGCTGTGGCGGTCCTACTGCGCGGCGACAGGCACGGCGCTGGTAGACATCGAGGCTACCTATTCCGATGGCGCCACGCCGGCCCGGCTGTTGCCTGCGTATTCCAGCGATGGAACGCACATCACGACCGTTGCAGGGCAAGCGATCTGGGCCACTGCGGCTGCGGCTGCTGTGCGCGCTGCTCGGTAACGCTGTCTCTTTGCCAGCCGGGCGATCAAATGCTACAAGTAACCCGCAGCCACACTGCGGATCACGTTTGCCCAAGCGCGGAGTCCAGCGCCGTTCAGGTGCAGGCCGTCTTCGGTGAACTCTCCCTTAAGTTGCCCCTTGTCGTCCAAAAGGGCATCAAGCGGAACAAAGTGCGCACCAGGACCCGCCGCGATAGCTCGCAATTCGGTGTTAATTGCCGCAATGTCCTGGGCGGCCGGTTCAACGACGCCGGAATTTCGACTGAGGATTTTCAACGAGTATTTATCTCGGTTGACAGGGAGCAGAGGCTGAACGAATACCACCGTGGCGGGCGACTTGGCGTGAATGGTTCCGACGATTTCCCTCAGCTCCCTCGTAGTCTGCGCGACAGAGATGCCGCCCTGAAGGTTGTTGATGCCAGCCAAAAGAAAGACCGCAGCGGGCTTGCCGTCATAGATTTGGCTCAGCCTTTTCAATGCGCCGCCGGTCGTGTCGCCATTGATGCCGCGATTCTTGACGCGCGGCGAGTTATAGAGTTCCTGCAACTCGGCCAGCGCGGTGATGCCGTCCCCTATGAAGACAGCGTCTCCAGCACTCACCGGAAGATCGTCAAAGATCGACGTCTTGCTCAGGTAGTAGGGACTGGTCTTGAACGAAACATCGGCCGGCTTGGTCACCGCGGCCTGCGCAATGCTCAGAAGTCGGACTTTCTTCTCGAATATGGCGCCCAAGATAAAAGCGCCCGAGAGGGCTGTCAGCAACAGCCCCGCCTTGGTGATGTTCAAGTTCTCTCCCTGAGAAATATTTTGAAACATCTTACCGTGGAACCCCGCGTTGGCCGCGTGCCGCCCGTTCCCAGCCCCTGCCGGTGCCCATGAATTCCACCGAACTCGCCGCCATGCTCGAGCTGATGGCCCAGGCCCTGCGGCACATGCCCGCCGCAGCGGCCCAGGCTGGGCCTCCTGCAGCTGCGCTGCCCGAGCTGCACCGCACGCTGGCCGAGTGGCTGGACGTGCACGAGCGCCTGCTGCGCGAGCGTGGCTACAAGCCGCAGACCATCAAGAACCGGATGGCCAACCTGTCGCACGTTCGGCGGCTGTGGGGTCAGCGGCCTATCGCGGCAATCAAGCCGCACGAGCTGGCCACCGGGCTCAAGTCGTTCGGCGCCGATCGCAGCTCCACCGCGGTGCGCGTGCTGTCCGAGGTGCGCGATGCGTTC